TACCGACAAGCACTACGTGACATTACAGAGAACCTAGATGGAGTTGAAAGTTTGGAGTCAGTTGTTTGGCCACCTAAACCATAGGGGGAACCATGAGTTATGGTATCCAATTATACGGTCCAGATGGACAGACGGTCGTATTCTCAGACAGCATAAGAACCAGCAATATCCAAGTGAGAGAGTCTCGTCTCCTTGGACCAGGACCTTACGCCTCAGAAGATTTCCCCTGTCCGGACGCAGACGATCCGGATAAAGTTATTATAACCTTTGTGCGAAAACCCACTTCAGATCGAATGGTGCGAGTTTGGATAACACGACACTCAGGGTTTTTTAGAGTCAATCTATATGACCTACTGGAGAGACCTGCAGATACTGCGGTTCTTTTGACAATTGATATGATGGCAATAAGGATCGGATAATGCCTTATGGCCTAAAGATACAAGGAAATGCAAACGGTGATAATTTTACTATTGCCGACTCCTCACTCGATCTGATTAACTATCGAGTAACTCAGCATGATCGTGCTTCCTATGTTACCTTAGATTATCCCCTCGGTGATTTTGATTTTATATTTGTAAAATCTCCGACTGCTGTGGGTGGAGGTAATTATACCTCACAAAACGTAGATAATATTTACGGTGACGTTACTGTCTACAGTCCAGAAATCTTTTTCCTAGAATCCTCTTTTTCAGATGCATTAGAAAACATTATTCGATTCAAAGGCAGAGGATTTGCGCCTGGTGGATACCAAAACAATACCTACGTCACCGCAGACTGGAACGTTGATTTAGATTACTTTGTAGTACGTCACGTCGATGGTATTCTTGATAATGCATCTAATTTAAACAATGACGAATATGGTCTCCAGATAAAAACATCAAGTGGAGCAATCGGATTTGATTCCAGAGCATTAACCTCAAATGAAGTTTTTCACATTGAAGAATACCTACCACCAAGTGATGATTGGACAGTATTTGGAGATCCAATAATATATCATAGTAATGGTGCTTATGTAAATTTAGAGTGGTCTTTAACATCTAATTCTTCTAATTTCGAAGGCAATCCTTCAACGGATTTATTCGGTTTAAGTTTAGGTACAAATGCATCATACTATTACGATTCTGTTCTTAGAAATTATGGTAGGACTGGGTCTGAAATATATTCTAACTTCAGAAATCTAAATGCTCTCTTTGCGGCAAGGTTGGAAGCATCCTCTTCAGGATCAGGTCAACAAGATGAAAGTTCTTCTGGATCTTTACAGTTTTCCAATGTAACGTCTCTAACTGAGGGCACCGGACAATCAATAAGTTTTCAGGCAACAACAGATGAAAGTGGTCCTTATCATGTAAAACTGTTTAGGGTTTCGGGATCAGACGGAGTTGCATTAAGAGACTTTGTAAGTTCATCGAGCACTTTTACAGGCACGAATCATACCGCAACCTTTTCATCTTATAATACGACCACCTCGTATAATATCACCAAAGACAACACGATATTGTATACCAGACAATCTGTTGTCGATGCGGCTCAATCGTTCAACAGAGATTTTATCGGTAACTTCATCGTATATTATACTGGTGATTTTACTGGAAACTTTACTAGAACTAGTATCTACAATAGAAACAGAACTGGTTATATTTCTTATGTCGGAAACTACACAAGAACTTCTGCGTATGAAGGTAACTATAATCGAGAGTCAGTAAGAAACATCACACGCACAACGACTAGTAATGTGTCTTACACGGCCGGGTTGTCTTTCGAAGGTAACTATTCTCGATTCTATGCTAGAACTATCTATTATAACTGGAATATTCTCAACCCCAGTGAAGAAGAGGGTAGGTTTGAACTTGTACTCCGTCCACAAACGTATACCGAAACCTACGAAAGAGACCGTGCATCTACGTTTACGGAAATTTATACTAGAAATAGACCAACAACTTTATCAACATCTAAGACCTTTACTAGTACGTCTACCCGCAATCGTGCTCCAGACACAGCAACATCTAAGACCTTTGCTGGCACGTATACACGGAATCGTTCGGTATACATTCCAACAGATAAGACGTATAGTAGAACGTCTATACGCACGAGATATTCAACATATAATAGAGATTCTACTAGAACTAGAATAACTTCCTACCAAAGATTTAGGCCTGGAATATTTAGTCGCACAGTCTATTTCCTTGGAAACTTTTTAGGTAATTTTACTGGGGATTTTGTCCCACAGGTCGATTATGCTCGAACTTCAAGTCGAGTGACCTCTACTAGGATAAGTGCATATTCACAAAATTTTGCAAGAACTAGATATTCATCATACGAGGGCACCTATACTAAGACTCGACAATCTGCATATTCTCGATCTAGAGCCGTTAGTTCTACACGATATTTTATAGGAAATAAGGGAGTAACCTTCACAGGAAACTATAATAGGACCATTTATTATATTGGCAATACTGCTAGAACAAGAATAACTTATTATGCCGACATGGTAGACTTCACTCGTATAAGAACAAGTGCATACGAAGGAAATTATGCACGAGCATTTGTAGGAAACTATAATAGAACGTTTGTTGGTAACTACACAAAGGCATCTAATTTCTTTCGAACTTTCGTGGGAAACTTCACGGGAGGTAATTCATACGAAGGAAACTATAATAGAACAAGAACGTCAGCATATGAAAGAACTAGAACGGTCTCTGGCTCAGACCCTTGGGAACACTCGATCCAAAACGGTGTTGTTCAATATGCTTGGAGGATTGTAACTAATTTTAATTTTGGAGATAACGACCCCTTTAATCCTGGAGGTGGTGGAAGCAACACATACTCTATTGAATTGCGGTGGAATGGTGTATTGGTACATACGTCTGACTATGATACTTATAATGAGGCAATAGCAGAAGATGGTCCTATAGCAGCCAATGGGAAATATTATTGGAGAGGTGTCCAAGTTGGATCTGCTACCGCATTCCACACAGATTATAAGATCGCCGAGACGACGACACTCAGCGCACCTAGTTCTACGCAAACTTTTATAGGGAACTATTCCAGAGATTTCACAGGTAATTATGATCGAATTAGAACAGTGGGTACGAGTTCTACTAGAGATAGATCGTCTGCTTATGCAGGTACTATTACGTACATTGGGAATCGTGTTTCAACTTATCTAGGAAATTATTCTAGAAACTATGCTGGAAATTATACACGCAACTTCATTGGAAATGACACAAGAATTTCTGTTAGAGAAGTAAATGAACAGGGGACTATATTTTATGAACCAGTATACTACAGTCGCAGTTTTATGGGGACCAATACTAGAACCCGCACTAAACAAAGTGGTAGAATAGTTTACAGGTATAGCACTTATACTAAAAGTCGAGCTTCAACATACACTGTAGGTTTTGAAGGTAACTTTAATCGTGATTTCATAGGGGAATATACTGGAGTTTATAGTAGGTCATTCATTGGAAATTACACAGGAGATTTCGATAGAACCCTATACTTTATAGGAGACTTCACTGGTAATTTTATTGGACCTAAACGGAGTCAAATTATAATGGAGGGTTACGTAGTAACCTATCCAGTTAATTATACACGCACTTCCAATAGAACATCGACTCGTACTCGACCTCAAGTCTTTGATTATGCGGGCACATATACAGGTGACTACACTGGCAATTTCCTTGGGAACTTTATAGGTAACTATGCTGGAGACTTTATTGGTAATTTTTTGGGTGAGTACACAGGCACATATAGTCGAACAGTAACATACCTTGGTAATTATGAAGGTAATTACACAGGAACATATAGTCGAACTTTATCGTATATTGGTAATTACTTGGGTAACTTTACAGGAACTTATTCTAGATCCTCATCTTACTTAGGTAACTATCAAGGGAATTATGTAGGTAATGTTGTAGACTCATATAGCAGATACCCAATATCTTATTACACACGAATAAGTGCTAGAGATAATGTTAGGGTTAGTGTTTTCACTAGAATACTAGAGTTCATTGGAAATTACACAGGTAATTACGAGGGTGCATATACTCGTGACTTTACGGATATTAGTAGTTATATAAGAACACCAAGTTACTTAGGTGACTATGCAAACTTTGTGCCTTCAACACGAAACTCAACGGTCACCTCAACGAGAGATTTTACAAAAACTCGAGTGTCTTCATATTCCGATGGTGCAAAAACGTATTATACGGGTGAATTTGTAGGTAATTATACCAGTACTAGTACCGTAACAACCGGAGATTCTGAGTTGGGGTGGCAAGGAGAAGTGTTTCTTGCACAACTACGATCAGGTAATGATACATCTAGTGTTAATGCGCAACTGGGAAGTGAAGGTGTAGAAGTCCTTGCTGAGAAAGAATTTACCCTATACGATAATGATAGTGGCATATTTACCACAACAACCAACAGAATAGTTCATCCAGATGCTACAAATCATGAATTAAGTATTACTCATTTAACTGAAGGCACCGATACGAATGCGGTGCAAATGAGAGTTTATCGTGGATCTTTAATAATTTTATCAGATGTTTCAATAACAACTAACCTAAATACTTTCACAGTAAATGAAGTTCCACCGAATGGATCATCATATACATACAATATTCAGGTGTTTAATGGAAGCAACTGGATCGCAGCAGGTAGTTACACGGTCACCAAGCCTAATCAAGTTGACCCTACTTCAACTGACGACAATACAGAACCACCACCAGAACAGACCGATACTAGTTCTGCTGGTAGCTGGTGGAGAGATGTAACCACATACACTCAAGAGATGGAAGAAATAGTTACTAACCAGATTAATTGGCAAGGAACAAATGTCTATAACACAGAGATTAATCAGGGTGATTATGTGACTCAGTCCTACACGACTGGTGGATATACCTACATAAAAGGAGATTACATTTCTTCTGATTATGGCACAAACTATCAGATAGATTATTATACTGTAACGAGAACCTAGAAAAATGAAATTATATTACGTTGTATATGTTAACACACAGACGGGGAAGATAGAAAGAATCTCTCTCCCACAATTAAAATACGATGCTGCAGGGTTTACTCAAGACGGTTCTCAACGCATTATTCATGTATATGAAGATTTATTACCAGACGGTTGTAAAGAAATGTCTTACTTCATGGATTACCATTGGTTCGATTCATCAAGCAATACCTTTAAATTCACAGGGTTACCACCCAACAAACATTCTCGATGGGACTTTGACTCTTTGACTTGGGTCTGGAACGATGATGATTTACATAGAGAAATACGTCTAATCAGAAACCAATTACTCAGTGCATGTGATTGGACCCAAGCACTCGATGCTCCCCTGTCTGAACAAGAATTGCAGTCTTGGCGAGACTACCGACAGCAATTAAGAGATATCACAAGAAATCTAGATGGTGTTAGTTCTGCACAAGAAGTAAACTGGCCGCAAAAAAGTTAAAAGTGACGATCTGATTTCGTATAAATAATCAGGTCATTAACCACTAAACTTTAACTTTTAAAAGAGAGACGATATCGTGTCAGCATCTAGTATACCACTAAAAATCATTAATGATGGTGACCTACAGGAATTTCAACCGGCACAGGAAGCATATCTTGCTGTTAAGGTTGGAGAAGCATTAGCAGAGGCCACTGCTAGTGATATCGGCAATATCAGTTTAACCGGAAGTGTAAATATTGGTTCTTTTGTAGATACTTATTACAACGAACCAGCAGGGACACACCCTGCATCTCAGATCACTGGTTCCACAACAACTACTGTCCTTAAACAAGTAGGTGGATCAGCAGATGAGTCCGGAGCAGATTTTGCCCGTCCAGTAGGATACTATGACGTGGGCCCTAACCCAGGCTTCTATGAAATGGACGACGGGGATTTAGACCTACTTACAGAACGTGTCATGAAAGACGTTGCGGGTCTTGAATATCAAGGTACCTTCCGTCTATCTCAAACATCTCCGGGATCAGATTGGAGTATCCATATTGAAAATGTATTTACCGATACTCATGGAGACGGCACTACTGTAAATTACCATATTTGGAAAAAGACGTCATTAAGTGCAGTTACTTATGATGTCGTTCGTCCAGTCGCAACTGTATATGACGGTTCTTCTGTAGACGGATTCAGAGAAATGACAGACGCACAGATCAAGTACACTCTTGGTCAACGTGCAAAAACCCTACGTGCCACTGCTGGTGCCATTGGTTCGTATCAATTACGTTCTGGTACACAAGGTGTTCCTACATCTGCAGGTACTTGGTTAGTAAAGGGTTCAGCAACAAACACACGTCGGTCGATCGTGGATCAGAGTTATACTCGTACACGTCCATCATCGTACCTAACAACTCGTGTTTCTGCTTATTCAAGAAATCGTGTTTCCTCATACACACGTAATAGTGTTAATACCTTTTCACGTACTTTTGTAGGTGATTACGTAGGAACGTACTCACGTGACTTTACAGGAAACTACACACGTGGATTCGAGGGTAATTATTCTCGTACTCGCACTTCTGCATATTCAGGTGTTTATTCAAGAAATCGCATGTCAACTTACGCACGTACGCGTTTGACAGCATTTACTGGATACTTTGCAGGAACATATAACCGTGCACGTGTATCAACATACACTCGCAACCGTGTAACAAACTTTACTGGTACATTCTCACGTAGTCGTGCGTCTTCGTATACTCGTGGTCGTGTATCATCTTACGCAGGCACATACTCACGCAACCGTGTTTCAGTCTATTCTGCGAACTACACTCGTATTCGTGTATCATCATATACTGGTACGTATTCCGGAACTTACTCACGCAACCGTGTTTCAGCATACTCAGGCACATACTCACGCAATCGTATTTCAGCATATGCAGGTACCTATACTCGTACTCGTGTTTCTGCCTATTCTGATAATTACGTCCGAACTCGTATAACTAACTACACTCGTGATCGTGTCACTAACTTTGCTGGTGTCTATTCTCGTGCACGTGTTTCATCATATGCTCGTAATCGTGTCACTAACTTTGCAGGAAACTTTGTAGGTAACTACTCACGTGGTTTCGTTGGTGACTATGCCCGTAACTTTGTAGGTAACTACTCACGTGGATTTGCTGGCAACTACGTCGGTAACTATGCTCGTGTATCAACACGTACATCTACTCGTACTCGTTACAGTGCTTATGCTCGTACATCAACACGTACTCGTTACTCAGCATATGTTCGTGATCGTGTAACCAACTTTGCTGGCAACTTCGTGGGTAACTATGCTCGTGATTTCGTTGGTGACTTCGTAGGTAACTACAGTCGTGGTTTTGCTGGCAACTTTGCTGGTGACTTCATTGGTAACTATGCGACAACCTTTACTGGTGACTTCGTAGGTAACTACAGCCGTGGTTTTGCTGGCAACTATACTGGTGACTTCATTGGTAACTACTCACGTGACCGTGTCACAAACTTTGCTGGTGATTTTGTTGGTAACTACGCAACAACTTTCACAGGTGATTTTGTTGGTAACTACGCACGTGGTTTTGCTGGTAACTACGCAGGTGATTTCGTCGGTGAATATGCTCGTACATCAACACGTACATCTACTCGTACACTAGATTACCAACGCACATCAACACGTACATCTACTCGTACACTAGCATATACTCGTACTTTATACTACGCAGGTGATTTCGTAGGTAACTATGCTCGTAACCGTGCCGCAAGTTATGTGGGCAACTATGCTCGTAACCGTGCCGCAAGTTATGTTGGTAACTATGCACGTACTCGCAATGCGTCGTACACTGGTAACTATACACGTCAGACGAACTTCCAACGTACTCGTGCTACAAACTACACAAGAACTCGTACAGCATCATATCTTGGTGACTACACACGTCAGGTAAACTTCCAACGTACTCGTGCTACAGATTATGCCCGCAATCGTACGGCATCATATCTTGGTGACTACACACGTCAGGTAAACTACCAACGCACTCGTCTTACAGATTATGCCCGCAATCGTACATCTGGATATGCTCGTAATTATGCACGTGACGTAAACTACACAAGAACTAGTGCTCGCACTAGTACTCGCACTAGTACAAGAAACAGTGTAATTGGATATACTCGTACTGTTTCGTCAACTCGTACATCTGTTGGTAGTGCATCTGATCCAGGCTTCTCAGAAGTATTTGTCGGTAACTATTTCGGCACAACAACAGGTTGGGAAATCGATACTGAAGGTGGTGTCAATGTTCACTCGGTTTACCGAGATGGTGTCTTGATAGATATGTGGACAGGTAGTCTAGCGATCTCGAGAAGTATTGGTGGTTCGACGTACTATAGGAGCTCGACTTTAGTAGCAACTTATGGTTTCCGTCAAGTTTATAAACTAAGTAAAGCACCGGGTACTATTAGTACAAACTACACTGGTAACTTTACGTCAACTGCAACATATAATGCTAACTTTACTGGTGACTACGTAGGTAACTTTGCTGGTAACTTTACTGGTGATTATGTCGGTACTGTTAACTACTCACGTAACTTTGTAGGTGATTTTGTTGGTAACTACGTAGGTAACTTTGCTGGTGATTATGTCGGTACTGCTAACTATCAACGTACCCGTGCAGCTGCATACGCTGGTAACTACGTAGGTAACTTTGCTGGTGATTATGTCGGTACTGTTAACTATCAACGTACTCGTGGAGCAAGTTATGCAGGTGATTACGTAGGTAACTTTGTTGGTGATTATGTCGGTACTGTAGCATATACTCGTGCTCGTGCCGCATCATATGTGGGTAATTACTCACGTACTCGTGGAGCAACCTACACTGGTAACTATGCACGTACTCGAAATGCGTCGTACGAAGGTAACTATGCTCGTACTTCTACACGTACGTCAACTAATACTGGTTACTACACACGTGTCGGTTACTATGCTGGTAACTTCTTAGGTAACTACACACGTGTCGGTTACTATGCTGGTGATTACGTTGGTAACTATGCTCGTACAAGTACTCGTACTTCTACACGTACTCGTTATTCAGCATATGCACGAACACGTATCACTAACTATGTTGGTGACTTCACACGTAACCGTGTAACTAACTTTGCTGGTAACTTCGTAGGTAACTACTCTCGTAACAGCACACGTGTTTCAACTCGTGTACGTTATTCTGCTTATGCTCGTACTCGTATCACTAACTACGTTGGTGACTTCACACGTAACAGCACACGCACTTCAACTAGAAATCGTTCTTCAGCATATGCTCGTACTCGTATCACTAACTACGTTGGTAATTTCACTAGAGATCGTGTAACTAACTTTGCTGGTAACTTCGTAGGCAATTACTCTCGTGCTTTCGCAGGTGATTACGTAGGCAACTACTCACGTGGTTTCGCAGGTGATTTTGCTGGTAACTATACTGGTGAATATACTCGTACTTCTACACGTACTCGATATAGTGCTTATGTAACAACTCGTGTTTCAGCATATGTTCGTAACCGCTCATCTGCATACACACGTGATCGTGTAACTGACTTTGCTGGTGATTTCACTGGTAACTATGCACGTACATTTACAGGCAACTACTCTCGTAACTTCGCAGGCAACTTCATCGGTGATTTCGTTGGTGACTTTGTTGGTGATTACGTGGGTAACTACACTCGTGACTTCGGTGGAAACTATGTCGGTAACTACACTCGTGCTTTCGTTGGTGAGTACACAGGTGCATATAACCGAACATTCGTCGGTGAATACACTGGTGCATACTCAGGAACTTACTCACGTCAGTTTGCTGGTGATTACGTAGGCAACTACTCACGTGGATTCGTTGGTGAGTACACTGGTGCATATAACCGCACGTTCGTAGGTAACTACGCACGATCGTTCTCTGGTCAGTACACACGTGAATTTGCTGGTGACTTCGTAGGTAACTACGCAAGAACATTTGCTGGTGAGTACACTGGTACGTATGCACGTGATTTCGTCGGCAACTTCGTGGGTGACTATGCACGTGGATTCGTCGGTGAGTACACTGGTACTTACTCTCGTGATTTCGTAGGTAACTACTCTCGTATCCGTGTATCTGCTTATGCTCGTATCCGTACATCGGCATATAGTGGTCCATACACACGTAACCGTGTGTCTACATACGTAGGTGATTTCACTGGTAACTATACACGTGGATTCGAAGGTAACTATAACCGTGATTTCGTGGGTAACTACTCAAGATCGTTCCTAGGTAACTACGTAGGTGCGACAATTAGTGATACGTTAACGCATGTCACTGATACCTACACACTATATGTAAGGGTTGCATAATAGCAAACCTTATGGTATAATATGCAAAGTGGGGTGGATTTCTGCCCCACTATTTTTTGCATATATACAGTTGAATTGAACTGAACTCTTTGGAGATATAAATGAGTCGTAAACAATGGATGGATAATGCGTTCTGGGAAACAGACGAAAAGAAAGAACTGAACTGTATCCTAGAACTTGAAGATGATGTTGGTCGTGTTACGCATCAACAAATGTTTCTACGTCGTCATGATAAAGATGGCAATGAAAACGAACTGTTTAATGAAGTTGTCAATGCTTTAGGTGAAGAACGAATTGATCAAACTACTACTGATCGACTCGAACGTAAAAAGGCAGAGGCAGAAGAAGATAAAATTCGTGATGAAGAACACAACAAAGCACGAAAACTTGAGAAATTATTTAATTACAAGTTGGAAGCATTTGAGGTGGACGAAATCAAGAACTCTAAAAACCGTAAACTAAAGGCAAAACTACGTCGTGCCAAATCTAAGATTGAAGTCGATATGTACTCGATTATGATTTTGCAAGAACAACTAGAGGCCGAGTAAATGGAAAAGAGTAAAGGTTTTGTTATCGTTGCGTCGAAGAAACGCAATTTTTATCTGTATGCAATTAATCTTGCAGAGTCGATCCGAGACTTTTATGAACCGGAAGAGGAATGTAAGATCTGTCTAGTCACTGAAGAGCAATTTTTAGATGACCGTGGCAGAGATGTAGCAGATGATATTATCTTTTGTGACGACCACTACCGTGCCAAATTGTGGGGCATGGCAAAATCTCCATATGATCTAACGATGTACATCGACGCAGACATGGAATGCGAACACGAAGACATCGTTAAAGTTTGGGATGAAATGAAAGACCATGACATGGTTTTTTCTGCGTTAACAGATGATCGTGATTACATCTACGCAGAACGTGACTTCGATACCCCAGAGGGTGTTTCTAAGTTCACACTATGTGGTGGTGTTTGTCTGTATGATATGACCAAACCAATTGTACGTGAATTCATGCAAGACTGGTGGGAGTTGACATATAGACAGATGAATGATACATGGTGGCCAGAGGGATATGCTGATAGTCTCAAGTCTTGGGATCAGTTCTCACTTTGGTGGTTAGTAGAGAAAGAGGAAAAGTACAAAGACCTTAAGGTCGGAATCTTTGATGACGATTTAAGGTGGAACTACTATAACGCACTTAATTGGGCAATAACAAAACCAGACACAGGGCCAGTGATCTTACGACACTTCTCTGCTGGTCTTAATAAGGATAAACCAATCGTATGACACAGGTAAACGACAAATATCTGAAGCACGTGGACGTCAAAAACCCAGAGCTGCTTGAGATTCTAAACCAGTACGCAAAGTTGCATACCATTGCGGGATTCGAAGAGAACGTGCACCTAAATTCTGCGCAACACAAACGTCAACGTCCATACTACGTTGGTGAGAAGTATATGCAGGAGATTGTCGATCAGGGCACTAAGCACGAAGGTTTCCCAGATGAGATGGTAGGTTACAATTTAAAACTATCAGAAAAATCTCACATGATTTTTGAGCAAAATGCAGATCCAGTATTCAAACGTGACTTCACACATATATTGCGTGATCTCAATGCTAAAATGATGAACTTTTTGTCGGTTAAGCATAATGCACTTGCGGCAATCTACCCACCGGGTGGATTTATTTCATGGCATAATAATGCTAATGCTCCAGGCTTCAACCTAATCTTCTCTTATACAGAGAATGGTACAGGTTGGTTCGACTACATTCACCCAGAAACTAAAGAGGTGATTCGTTGTCAAGACAAGCCTGGTCAGTGGAGTTGTAAAGCTGCATACTTTGGACCATATAACGAACCAGAAAATCTACTGTACCACGCTGCATCTTCTGAAGATGAGTGGAGAATTACAGTTTCTTATGTGTTCGATTGGTCAGAAGCATCCGCAGACTTCCGTGAGATGGTTCTAGAAGACATCGCTTCAGAATAAAACAAAATATCACGCACCCTAAGTTGTATAAATAGACACAGAACGTTTATACACTTAGGGTCTTGATGACTATGGCAACTTACGAAGATTTTACAATTGACCAAGGTGCGGACCTAGCTCTTCAATTAGAGTTAGTGAATCCGGACGGATCTAAGAAAGATCTTACTGGTTACACTGCTTCTGCAAAGATGAAGAAAACCTACAGAAGCACAGAGTCAATTGACTTCACTGCTGTGGTTCCCGACCCTTCACTCGAAGGTATCGTTACACTATCCCTTACTAATTTGCAAACCGATGCCCTATCCACTCGTGGTAGATATGTCTATGATGTTGAGATCAGTTTCGTTGATGACGAAGGTCATACCATTATAGAAAGAGTACTAGAAGGCAAGATAAAAGTCAACCCTTCGGTCACGAGGTAACGACATGCCAATAAGAAAAGTCGGAGGAATAATCGGAGTAACAGGGGTCAATGGCTTTGGGTCCGGTACTCAAGTAAAAAAGATTACCGTCGGTAGACCTATCAGTAATGTCGTACAGAACATCGGTGCGAATATCAAGACGTTTGACGGTCTTGGTGATATTCCCAGTATTGAAGAGTTAAAACTGGGTGAGATTGGTATAAATACTCAAGACGGTAAACTCTATATCAAACGTGAGTATGACGGTGGCATACAGTCTATCGTAGAAATTGGAGCTGTCGGTGATAGTAACCTATCTGCTACAACTACATTCAATGCATACATCTATACATCTGACGGGACACTAGATGTTATATCAGGTGCAGACGACAAAGGCAACGTACTACAGTACGATCCAGATCCTAACAGTCCCTCGAGAATTCAGGTATATTTGAACGGTGTCTTACTTCATCAAGGAATAGACTACGTTGCAAATGACGGGGATACTATCTCCCTAACTCATGTGGTAGATGATGAACAAGTTGTTCAGGTTGCCGCATATAACTCAACAGGTGTTTCTTTTGGAAACGACCTAATCTTAGATGACCACTTTGCCTTTATTGTAGGCACCAACGAAGAAACTCGTTTTTATCATAATGGTACTGATACTATTATGAAGCACCTAGGTTTCAATGATAGTCAATTCAAAATTCAATATCAAAATGATGATAGATTTATTATGGATGATGTGGGTGTTCAACTCGTTGGTAACTACTTATTAAATGGACTACCCGTTGCAAACCAAGTCGACGTTGATACACTTAATGCTCGTATTGATGCTCTAGACAGTGATCTACAGGATGTTACGGAGTTGCTGCAGGAACTTCTACAGTTCAGGCAGTAAAAAATCAATCGGTTAAACTCGTTTTTGTTATAAATAAAAACAGTATATTAACCATCCTTAGTATTTCAACGATATGATCAATAATAAGTCCTTTAACAGGGTACTTGCAGAAAGTTTGTTCAATCTTGCAAAACAAAAACAAGACGAAGTTTCTACAACCCCTGGCCAAGAATCCCAACTATTCGAACTTATCGAAGGTACTTCATCATCAACAAATGACCGGACTGTTATTCCTGAAGCACAATCTCTGATTGCGCCAGGAGATACGGCCATCTTCACATTGAATGGTACTCCAGCACGTGATGATTTAATTGATGTATGGGTCAATGATGTTCTTCAACATCCTGAAGAAATATATGAGACCCTTGGAGATACTATACAATTTTTTGAGATCCCACCGCAAGGTACGGACATCTACATTAAATTTCGTTAGTATATTATTAAACGTTTAATCCAAAAACACTAACCAACTAGGAGATAACCTAATGGCATTTAGGCAGATTAAATCCCCTGCATTAGCGGACAAGGCGGTAATCAATACCAAACTTGACGAAAGTGCGGTACAGGGACAATCAACCCTTCAAGGTATGGTAGATCCTTCAAACTGCTTTACTCTTCTTTACGATGTCGGCTCTGACTCATTAAAGAAGATTGGTGCAGACCAATTCTTTGCTTCGTTCAGTACGTCTGACCTAGCAGAAGGTTCTAACCTATACTATACAGCTGATCGTGCTAATGCTGATGTCGCTGCTCAAATAGACGCAGACGTTCTAGTAGAAACAAACCGTGCAAAAGCAGCGGAAACACTACTACAGCAAAACATTGACGCAGAAGCATCTACTCGTGCAGCTGCAGACATTGCTCTACAGGCAAACATTACTGCTGAAGAGTCTCGTGCTACTGCTCGTGAAAATGCGATCGAAGCTGCATACCAAGCTGCAGATACTACATTATCGAATCGTATCGATAATATTTTAAACAATACAGACCCAGGTGTACTTGACTCGTTCGCAGAAATCATTGCGGCATTTGAAGCTGCAGATGATGTACTATCCGCATCAATCATTGCGAATGCTACTGCTATCACAAACGAAGTCACACGTGCAACTACTCGTGAAACAACTATCGATGATCGTGTAACTACTGAAATTGCACGTGCACAGTCGGCAGAATCTTCACTTGCTGGTCTAATCGGTGCAGAAGAAACCGCACGTATTGCTGGTGACAACGCACTGTCCGCACGACTAGATGACGAAGAAGATGCATCTGCGGATCTACAAGCACAGATCACTGCAGAAGTTTCTCGTGCTACTGGTGTAGAGGGTTCTCTACAGTCGCAGATCACTGCAGAAGTTTCTCGTGCTACTGGTGCAGAAGCTGCTAACGCACAAAACCTAACAGACGAAATTAATGCTCGTGCATCTGCTGATACACAAGTTCGTACTGATCTAGGTGCAGATATTGTTGCGGCAGAAGCAGCTGCTAAAGCACATGCTGAAGCACAAGACGCACTAATGATTGGTGATGTTACTGTTGACGGTACTGCAACTAACACAATCACTGATCGCATTGCAACTGCAAAAGCAGAAGCAATCACTGAATCAAGCAACTCAGTTGCAATCGAGAACGCTGCACGTATTGCAGGTGACTCAGATCTAAATGCTCGTGTTGATCAAGAGATCATTGATCGTCTTGCTGGTGACGCTGCTAACTCAGCAGAAGTTGCTACTGAGAAGGCACGTGCGGAAGGTGTTGAATCAAGTCTACAATCACAAGTTGACTTCATCACATCAAACACTGATCCAGCTGCTCTAGATTCACTAACAGAAATCGTTAGTGCTTATCAAGCATCTGACTCAGACATGTCTGCGTTGATTTCGTCTAACACTACTGCGATTTCAAACGAAGCAAACACACGTTCGTCTGCAGATACTACTCTACAGAATAACATCAACACAGAAGCATCAACTCGTGCAACTGCTGATACAAATCTGCAGTCTCAGATTGACCAACTAGAAGTTGATCTACAAGTCGAGAAAGACGATGTTCTTGCTGAAGCAAAAGCATACACTGATCAAGAAGCAGACGCACACCAGGCTGTTGCAATCGCACACGCTGATGCGCAAGACGCTGCCCTAATCGGTGACGCAACTGTAAACGGTACTTCTGGTAATACAGTTACTGATCGTATCCAAACTGTTAAGACTCAAGCATTCAACTACACAGACTCGGAAGTTACGACTGAACGTACTCGTGCTATGAATGCAGAATCTGCACTATCTCTACGTACAACAGTACTAGAAGGTGAGATGGATGACGTTGAGGCACTAGCTGCTCAAAACGAAATCGATCTACGTGCAGAAGAAGTTGCTCGTGCAACTAAAGATTCGGACCTACAAGGTCAGATCGACGCACTAAACTCTAACACTACAATCGACGTTGATGATCTACAAGCACAGATCACTGCGGAAGTTAACCGTGCGACTACAGCAGAAGGTGTTAACGCAGACTCAGTTGTCACAGAACGTAACCGTGCAGTAGGTGTTGAGCAAGGTCTACAGACTCAAATCGACACTAACATTTCAGATATCTCCACAGAACGTGGTCGAATCACTGTTGAAGTAGCACGTGCTCAATCTGCAGAATCTGCACTAAGCAGTCGTTTGGATGATGTAGAAGCAGACTTCAACGAAGCAGATTCCGATCTACAAGCATCGATTCTTGCAGAAGTTGTTCGTGCATCTGGTGTTGAAGCAGGTCTACGTACAGACGTAGATAGTGTTCAGGCACAAGTTACTGCAAACGATTCAGACATTCTTGCTCTACAAAATCGTGCTGATAACGAAGTTGGTGACCTACAGTCACAAATCGACGCAGAAGTTTCTCGTGCGACTACAGCAGAAGGTGTTCTACAGAGCAATATCGATGCAGAAGTCACTCGTGCTACTGGTATCGAAGCTGGTCTACGTACCGACGTTGATGCAAACCAAGCACAAATCACTGCAAACGATTCTGATATCCTAGCACTACAAAACCTACAGTCATCTGATCACAACGATCTACAATCTCAGATCACTGCGGAAGTTAACCGTGCGACTGGCATTGAAACAGGTATTCGTACAGACCTAACAACTCTTGAAGGTCGTGTTGACTTTATCGTTTCTAACGAAGATGGTGCGGCACTAGATTCACTAACAGAAATCGTTAGTGCATTCCAAGATGCAGATTCAGATCTACAAGGTGTTATCGATGCTAACGGTGGTCGTCTAACTACTCTAGAATCAGAAATGGACGCAGTCGAACTACGTGCTACTGATCTAGAAGCGAAGGACGTTGCACACACTAACCGTCTAAATGGTCTAGACTCTGATCAGATTGTACAGAACGGTCGTTTGGCAACTAACGAAAGTCACATATCTGCACTACAGACTAAGCAAGGTTCTGCTACTCTAGCAACTGTTGCTACTAATGTCTCAGACGCAATCAACGAACTACACGCAGAAATCGACGTAGAAGTTGGTGAGTTGACTAACCTAGAAAATCGTGTAACTACTGCTGAAGGTGAAATCGATACTCTACAGTCTGAAATGGACGCAGTAGAAGGTCGTGCAACTTCACTAGAAGGTCGTATGACTACTGAAGAAGGTCATGTCGACACTCTACAAAGTCAGATGGGTACTTCTACTCTGGCAACTGTTGCTACAGATGTTACCACTGCTGTTAATGAGTTACACACTCAAGCAGATAGCAATACTTCACGTGTTGGTGCACTAGAAACATCAATGGGCACTGCTCAAAGTGATATCGATGCTCTTGAAGTTCGTGCGACTGATCTAGAAACAGAACAGGGTCTACAAGCAGGTCGTCTAACAGTCAATGAAGGTGATATCGATGCTCTTGAAGCAAAGGTAGGTTCTTCATCTGAGTCACTAGAAACTACTGCACAGACACTTGTCGGTGCTATTAACGAAGTCCACGGTGAGACAGATACTAATGCATCTGGTCTTGCAGCTGCCGTTGCTCGTGCAGATGCAGATTCTGATCGTCTAACTTCAGAAATTGCAGATCGTATCGCTGCCGATACTCAGATCCGTATTGATCTAGCATCTGATCGTACAACCGATCAAGCAGACTACATCGCACGTGACGCAGTCGTTCTTGCATCTGCACAGTCTTACGCAGAAGCAGAAGCAGATGACGCAGAAGCAGCTGCTAAACTATACGCAGACGGCATCGTTGCAAACGAAGCTGCACTACGTGAAGCTGCAGACACTGTCCTAGATGGTAAGATTTCTACTGAAGCAACTACTCGTGCAAATGCCGATAACGCATTAGATTCTCGTGTAACTGTTCTAGAAACAGAAATGACTGACACTCAATTGGGTGCAGGTCTTGCTACAGACGGTACTTACGTACAACCTACTACTACTAACTACATCAATGGTAGTGTGTCTCTAGCAGACGCAGATGCTAAGTTGGATGCGGCAATCAAGGCAGTTGACAACACACGTAACAGTGGTTTCAATAACCTACAGTCGCAGATAAATGCAGAAATTGCATTCCGTGCTTCAGAAGATTCGGATATCCGTGCTTCACTAGCTGCTGAAGTTGCTCGTGCTACTCAGGCAGAAACTGATAATGGTACACTAATCGCAACTAACGCACTGGCAATCTCAACTGAATCGTCTCGTGCACAAGGTGCTGAAGCATCACTACAGTCACAGATCGACTTCGTCGTATCTAACACAGACTCTGCGGCACTAGATTCTCTAACAGAGATCGTTGCGGCACTTCAGTCTGGTGACGGTGATCTACTAACTCTAATCCAAACTAACCAAACAGACATCGCTACCAACGCTTCTGGACTTGCACAAGAGATCACTGATCGTGCGGCACAGGGTGCGGCAATCCGTGGTGAATTTGCTACGGCAGATGCGGCACTACAGACTCAGATCAACGGTAAGGTATCTAAGTCTGGAGACACCATGTCTGGTGCTCTGTCAATGGGTGGTAACAAAGTTACTGCTGTTGCAAATGGCACAGATCTACAAGACGCAGTGAACAAGGGGCAGTTGGACGCAGGTCTTGCGGCACAGCATATCTCACAGTTCACTACTACTGACGTTGAAGAAGGTGATAACCTATACTTCACAGACGCACGTTCTCGTGCTTCAGTATCAGTAACAGATGTTTCTGGTGAAGGCAAGGTATCTTACAACTCTTCTACTGGTGTATTCTCAGTCGATACTGCTAAAGGTCTACTAGAACTTGCGGATGTCAGTGACTCAGCATACGACGGTAAGAATGGTTACGTTCTACGTGTAAACAACACTCTAGACGGAATGTCACTACAGGATCCAACTCAGTTGGCATTCAATAATGCACAACGTCAGACAATGGCTGGTGACGGTGCACAGACTACATTCGCACTAGACTTCTACACTCAAGACGCAAACGCAATCGTTTTCGTTGGTGGTGTTATTCAGGATCCGGGTGTACACTACTCAATTGATGCGGCAAACCAGTTGATTACATTCAACGCTGCTATCCCAGTTGGTACACAGGCAGTTGTAATTGCTCAGTCTACTAACTCGGTTGGTGTTCTAGATCCTAAGTCGGTCGGTCTAGAAACTCTTGCAGACAACATCAAGGTGTTTGAGCAAGGTAACGATATTGTTGCTGGAACTTCTGCTACAGTAGTTTCTGCATTCAATAAGTCTCAGTATCGTTCTGCTAAGTACCTCGTTACTGTGGAGAATGGTGGTGAGTTCGAAACTCGTGAGTGTCTAGTCGTCCACGACGGAACATCTGCATCAATCGTAGAATACGGTATCGTATTCACTGGATCTTCACTACTAGGTGATACAGACGTACAGGTTAATGGTTCAAGTGTTGAACTATTGTACACTGCTGAATCTGCTGGTGCTGTTGTTTCTGTTTCAGTAACTTACGTTGATGCGTAATAACAACTTTACAATAGTCGGGGGAGGGATCAGCTCTCCCCCTAAATCAAAATTCTAAAAGGTAAACAAAATGTCTACAAATAAGAAATTTAGAATACAGAACGGAGTCGATATCCACGGTGGTGGACTTTCTATCGATGACGTTGTTGTAATCGGTGCAGACGGTAAAGTTGTTCCTGCTGCTATTGCCGATGCTGTTGCAGGTCTGACTTCTTCTGACATCGCAGATCTACAGGCACAAGTAAGTGCAATTTTGGGCACTTCTCCAGAGACTCTGGACACCCTACAAGAAATCGTTGCGGCATTTGAAGGTGCGGATAGCACCCTAACAGGTTCTGTTGCTCAGAACGCTGCGGATATCGCAACAATCAACACTACTCTAACGAACGGTGTTGCAACACCAACAGACGTTGCTGGTCTACAAAGTCAAGTAACTTCGAACGACACAGACATCGCAGCTAACGCTGCGGCAATCGCTGCTACAAACGCACGTACATCTGGTATCAGCACATCTTCAGGTTCATCTAACATTCAGATGACTGCTGAAGTTGATATGGGTACTAACGCAATTACTAACATGTCCGACCCAAGTTCTGCACAAGATGCGGCAACTAAGGCATATGTTGATGCGGCATCAACTTCTTCAAGTAGTGATCTATCTACAGAAACTGCGGCACGTATCGCTGGTGATGCAACTACTGCGGCCGATGCGGCTGCGGATGCGACTTCTAAAGCAGATGCGGCAGAAGCAGCGGCAGTGGCAACTGCTTCAGCAGATGCGACATCAAAGGCAAATGCGGCACAGTCAGCGGCAGAAGCAACTGCATCTGCAGATGCTACTTCTAAAGCAGATGCGGCAGAAGCAAGTGCTAAGGCACATGCAGACTCTGGTGATGCAACTGTACAGGCAGCCGTTGACGTAGTAAGTGGTCGTGTTGACGCAATCCTAAACGGTTCTGGTGAATCACTAGACACAATCGTTGAGATTGTTGCGGCATTCGAGGATGCGGATTCAGATCTACAAACTCTAATCAGTTCTAATGCGTCTGCGGTATCTACAGAGACAGCACGTGCGCAAGCAGTTGAATCTGGACTACAGTCAAGCATTGACTCTCTAACATCATCTACAGGTGGTGACGTGAGTAGTCTACAGAGTCAGATCGATGATGAAGAAGCTGCACGTATTGCAGGTGATTCCTCTCTACAGTCTCAGTTAAACTCAGAGATCTCTCGTGCGACTTCTGCAGAAGCAGTTAATGCGGCAAACATTGCCTCAGAAATCACTGCTCGTAGTAATGCAGATGCGGCAATCGAAGCAGACGTTGTTGCTCTACAGAATCAGGTTGGTACCATCTTAGGTGGTGCGCCAGGTACTCTAGACACATTCGTCGAGATCATCAACGCATTTGAAGGTGCAGATTCAGACCTACAGTCTGTTATCACTAGCAACTCTACACGTCTAACGACTGCAGAAAACAACATTACTGCTCTTGAAGCAGACTTGACTGCAGAAGAGAACGCACGTGCAGGGGGTGATTCAGCACTACAGGCACAGATCACTTCTAACGATGCAGATATCCTAGCAAATGCGTCTGCTATCTCAGCAGAAGAGACTCGTGCGACAGGTGTAGAGTCTTCTTTACAGGCACAGATCACTTCTAACGATGCAGATATATCAGCACTACAAGGTCGTTCTGGTACTATCGAAGGTAAGGATGCCGATCAGGACGTTGCGATTGCGGCAAATGCGTCTGCTATCTCAGCAGAGGTTGCCCGTGCAACTGCGGCAGAAGGTGTTATCGCAAGTGATCTAGCAGATGAAGTATCTCGTGCGACTTCTGCAGAAGCGGCACTTCAGTCTTCAATTGACTTTGTCAAGCAGAATACTGATCCTGCAGCACTAGACTCACTAACAGAAATCGTTGCGGCATTCCAAGCAGCTGATGGTTCGATCACAAGTGTTGTTAACTCTAACACTACTCGCATCTCTTCACTGGAAGGTTCTGTGACAGGAATCGAAGCATGGAACACTGACAACGTATCTGAAGGTTCAACTAACCTATACTTCACAGATGCACGTGCTAAGGCATGTTTGACAGGTGGTCTATGTATCACTTACAACTCAACAACTGGTGAAATCAAAGTTGATGAGGCAGAAGCAGAGTCTTCACTACGTGTTGCCGAGTCTGTTGCTTCAGATGACGCAGACAAGTTGGATGGTCAGCAAGGTTCTTACTACCGTATCAACATCTACAATGTTGCTGGCACTTTAGTCAACTAAAACTAATATCTTAGAATATTAGGAAAGGGGAGACTTCGGTCTCCCTTTTTTTATGCCCCAAATAAAATTTGTATAAATAGAGTTAGTATAACTTTGGGACACAGGAAATGTACGTTAACAGTAGAGATGATTTGATAGATTACTGCCTACGCAATCTGGGACATCCAGTAGTTGACATCAACGTTGACGATGAGCAACTGGACGATCGAATTGAAGAAGCATTACAGTGGTTTCGTGAACACCATCCAGATGGTCAAAGACGATTCTACTTGAAACATCAAATAACACAAACCGACATTGACAATCAGTATGTTGACTTAGATGATAATCTAGATCTATCTGCAGTTGTACGCATGGTCCCTATCACATTCAACACTGCGCATCGTGGATGGTTTAGTGATGCGTGGCAGGTGATGGCCTACACAATCACAGATTTTACCCGTCAAGGTGGTATTCTTGGTGACCTTGCGCACTATGAGTCGATGCAACAACAATTGTCGTTATTGGATATGAAACTTGGTGGCACTCCACAGTTGACATTTGACCGACAGTATAATAGAATTAATCTACATATTTCCAAAACAAAACTGAAGGTGGACGACTACGTTCTGTTTGAGGTTTACTCTATCCGTGATCCAGATGACTCAGTCACTGAATACAACTCTCTATGGAATCACCGATTCATCAAAGAATACGCAACCGCACTGATCAAACGTCAGTGGGGTACCAACCTAATTAAGTTTGACGGTATGACACTCCCAGGCGGAGTTACCGTTAACGCACGTCTTATCTACGAAGATGCATTAGCAGACATTGAAAGGATAATGGAAAAGTTCCGAATGGAAGAGGACGAAGGTCCAATGTTCTTCATGGGGTAAGACATGGCAACTAATCGATATATCAGTCAAAAGCATAGAGAAGAACAGGGTCTCTATGAGGACTTGATCATTGAAGCAATTCAGTTTTATGGTCAAGACGTATACTACCTACCAAGAGAAATTGTTGAGAAGGAAGAGATCTTCTTAGATGCAATTGAATCTCAGTTTTCAGATGCGTACAAAATAGAAGTGTTCATTGAAAACAGTGAGGCATTCGACGGTGAAGGAGACATCTTTACCAAGTTCGGTATTGAATTACGTGACCAAGCAACGTTTGTTATCGCACGTCGTCGATGGAAGCAACTAATCGGTGACCGATTATCAGAAGCACATTTCCGTCCACGTGAAGGTGATGTGATCTATTTGCCTCTATCAGAATCACTATTTCAAGTGATGAAGGTTGAGACAGAAACTCCGTTCTATCAGCTATCTCAACTACCTCTGTTCCGTGTTCAATGCGAACTGTTCGAGTTTTCGGATGAAGATTTTGACACAGGGATCGCAAGCATCGACCAGATCGAAGTCGAGGGTGCATTCCAATACGAACTTCAGATGCCAGGCCGAACCGAAGGAGACGACTCCTATTATATCGTGGGAGAAGAAGTATCGCAAGTGTCTGATTCCTATACGTTACGGGGTGAGGTCACCTCATGGAACTCTGACACTAGGATGCTGAAAATTGCACACACAAGAGCAGACGATGGGCAGTGGCACGAATGGGAAACCGATAAACCTGTTGTAGGTCAGTATGCACAATTAACTCCTGTATCCGAAGAGGAGAGTGTCACTCAGATACAGCAGGATGCACAAAACAAAAAGTTCAACGACTTCGCAAATGACTTCGTAGACTTCACTGAATCGAATCCGTTTGGAGATATACTGGAATGATGACGGGACATTTTTATCATAAGAAGATTCGCACATGTGTTGCGATATTCGGATCTATGTTTGATGACTTAAAAATATTGAGAACCAACTCAACAGGTAAAGTCATCTCTCAAACAAAGGTTCCTCTGTCTTACTCTCCTAAAAGAAACTTTATGGCAAGACTTGCCGATATGACTCAAGGTGAAGATGCTGAACGTAGAGTAGCAATTAAATTGCCAAGAATGTCGTTTGAGATATCTGCAATTTCTTATGATGCGGCACGTCAATTACCTAAAGTCAATACGTTTTCCCGTAGAGTTGCCAATTCAGACGGCACTGTATCTAACCGTATGTATGTCGGCGTACCTTACACACTGACCTTTGAACTAAGTGTGTATGCCAAATCACAGGATGATGCTCTTCAGGTAGTTGAACAAATTCTACCGTATTTTGCACCACAGTATACTCTAACTATAAAACCATTCTCAGACCAACCCGAAATCAAAGAAGATGTCCCAATTATCATATCGTCGGTCTCTTTCTCAGATGACTACGAGGGTCCATTAGAACAACGTCGTACTATTATATACACGTTGACGTTTGAAATGAAGACACACTTCTACGGACCAGAAGGTGGATCACCAGTGATCAGGGAAGTTAATACAGATCTAAATATCATCGATAGAGACGATGGGTCTTCTTCGTTTTTAGAAAATGTTAGAGTAACCCCAGACCCGATTGACGTAAGTGCAGACGGAGACTTTGGGTTCAACGTGGAATTAAGTGATGAGAGACAATCGTAAACCGCCTGGTCTTTTTGATGAAGATCAGAAGAAAAACTTTGTGCACGAGCAGGACTATGAGTACTCTCGTGATACGTATTATGACCTAATTGAAAAAGGTCGTGAGTCTCTAGAACTCATGATAGAAGTCGCACGTGAGAGTGAACACCCTCGTGCGTTTGAGGTTCTTTCCGGAATGATCAAGGGCATCGCAGATGTCAATGACAAGTTGATGGACCTTAACAAGAAACAGAAAGAACTTCAAAAAGAAGACAAACCTGCCGAGGCAAAAACTACTAATAATAATTTATTTGTCGGGTCAACTACCGATTTGCAACGTATGCTATTGGGTGATGAGAAAGTTATAGACCAAGACGAAGATGAGTAGTTATACAAAAGAATCCTATCTAGGCAATCCGAACGTAAAAAAAGATGGTGTCGCAGAAGAGTGGGATGCCAAGAAACTGCGTGAGTATAAGAAGTGCATGAAAGATCCTTCGTACTTCTGTCGTAAGTACGTCAAGGTCATTCATCTAGATAAAGGTCTAGTGCCGTTCAAACTATATCCTTATCAGGAGAAAATGTTTGAGCACTTCAATAGCAACCGATTCAATATCGTATTGGCATGCCGTCAGTCAGGCAAGTCGATTAGTTCGGTCGGGTATCTATTGTGGTATGCACTTTTCCATCCAGAGAAAACCATCGCAATCCTCGCAAACAAAGGTGCGGTTGCTCGTGAGATGTTGGCACGTGTCACACTCATGCTGGAGAACCTACCGTTCTTCCTACAGCCAGGATGTAAAGCACTGAACAAGGGGTCACTAGAATTCTCTAACAACTCTCGCATCATTGCGGCTGCGACATCCGGATCATCTATTCGTGGTATGTCAGTTAACTTACTATTCCTAGATGAGTTTGCGTTCGTAGAGAATGCCGCAGAGTTCTATACGTCAACCTATCCGGTAATCTCATCGGGTAAGGACACTAAGGTAATCATCACATCTACTGCAAACGGTATCGGTAATACCTACCACAAGATTTGGGAGGGTGCGGTTCAAGGAGTGAATCAGTACAAACCATTCCGTGTAGATTGGTGGGATGTTCCAGGCCGTGATGAGAAGTGGAAGGCACAGACAATTGCCAACACATCGGGACTGCAGTTTGATCAAGAGTTTGGGAATACGTTCTTTGGTACAGGAAACACATTAATCGAAGGTCAGATATTATTGGACCTTCGATCACGTGAACCCATCCATCGATACGAGGGTGGGGATTTACTCATCTATGAAGAACCAGTAGAAGAACACCAGTACATCATGACGGTGGATGTTAGTCAGGGTAGAGGACAGGATTACTCGACATTTACGGTAATCGATGTATCACAAAGACCATTCAAACAAGTCGCTGTATATCGAAACAATACTATTTCTCCAATACTCTACCCCACGATTATTTATAAGTACGGAATGCTTTACAATGAGGCATACGTTGTAATCGAAAATAATGATGCTGGCATGGTCGTTTGCGTGGGTCTGTATCAAGATATGGAGTATGAAAATATACACTTAGAGTCCGCAATAAAATCTAATGCCATTGGAATTCGTATGGATCGAAAGGTCAAACGTATCGGATGTTCTGCTATTAAAGACATCATCGAAAACAACAAATTAAACATCGTCGATGAGAACACCATCTTGGAGATTTCCACGTTCGTATCTAAGGGGCAGTCATTCGAAGCAAGTGACGGCAACCATGACGACTTAATGATGAACCTCGTGATGTTTGGATACTTTGTCGGGACGCAGTCCTTTGGTGATATGACCGATGTCAATATCAAACAGATGTTATTCGATCAACGGATGAGAGAAATTGAAGACGACATCCCACCGTTTGGAGTTATTGATGATGGTAGTGAATTTATTACTCAAGTAGAACACCGAGAAACAGATCCACGAGAGCAATGGGGAGTGCCATATGAACCCGATTTATGGTGATATAACGGCAAAATCTAACAAGTTATAAATAGTTGAATGTGATTAATTACCGTATTATGTTAACTTATTATACCTTATTAACAGAAGGACACTATCATGGCTCTTTTAAGATCAGAGTCTCCTAACGTAACAGTCAAAGAAATTGACCTATCAGGTTCTATCCCTGGTGTCACTTCTACGACAGCAGCGTTCGTTGGAGATTTCGCATGGGGCCCAACTACTCCAGTTCTAGTCGGCACAGAGGAAGAACTGGTCAGTAAATTCGGGTCACCAAGGGACGGTGGGGATGCCAAGGATTTCTTAGCAATCACTCAATTCCTAAAGTATTCAGGTTCCGCATTCGTCACACGTGCAGCAGGTACAGGTGCAGAGGCAGCGACTGGGGGAATTTTTACAGCAAAGCACGTAGGTACCTACGGCAATCTAATTTCAGTTCACGTATGTGATTCTGCTCATTGGGCAGATACCACATCGGCAACCGTTACAGTAACCACCAATGTTCAAGCAACAGATGCAGAAGGAGATCTTTTATTTGAACAGATGCAACAGCCAGTTGTAGATGAAGACGGCAATGGTGTAGTAGACGCAGACGGGAATCCAGTAATGGAAACTGTTGACGATCCTACTAAACCTATCTATGAAACTGAAACAGTAGATGCTTCAACAGATGGATGGCAGTTTGCTAGTCTATTCACTTCAGCACCAGATTCTGACGAACGTCACATTGTCGTAACTGTCGACGGAGACGTTGTTGAAACATATGCATATGTCAAACTAACTTCGTCTTTCGATGGTGTTACAGGTGAGTCTCAGACTATCACTGAAGCAATGCGTGGTTCATCTTGGGTATCAGTTACTGAATCACCATCAACTATTGCCACTGGTGAAAATGCATTATCAGGTGGTGAAAACGGTACTGCAGTTAAAGCATCTGTTGCACTAAACTCTGCATACGGTGACAAGGATTTAATCCAAGTTGATTTCCTAGTAGCACACAACGTAAGCAAAGAAGATCTATCAGATGTTGTTGCTATTGCAGAACGTCGTATGGACTGTGTTGTTGTTGCGTCTCCAGACGTGGCACCTACATCTGCAAGTGATGTTACCGGATGGGCAAGTGCTCAACCATCATCATCTTACCTAATCATGGACGGAAACCACGTTCAGGTTTACAACAAGTACAGTGACCAATATGAAATGATCCCTGCATGTTCTACAACTGCTGGCATCATGGCCGCATCTGACGATGCGTCGGCACCTTGGTTCTCACCAGCAGGCACACGTCGTGGTCAATACTTCGGTGTATCAGCACTGTCGTTTAACCCAACAATGTCTGATCGTGACTTAATGTACAAAGCACGTGTCAACCCAATCGTGTCTATGCCAGGCCAAGGAACCGTACTATTCGGTGACAAGACTGCACTATCACGTCCATCTGCGTTTGACCGAATCAACGTCCGTCGTATGTTCTTAGTTATCGAACGTGCGATCGGTGAAGCGGCAAAGAGTGTGTTGTTTGAATTAAACGACGACTTTACTCGTGCAGAATTCACAAACATCGTAGAACCTTTCTTACGTGAAATCCAAGGTCGTCGTGGTATCACTGACTTCCGTGTTGTATGTGACGAAACAAACAACACAGCAGAAGTTGTTGACCGCAACCAATTCATTGCATCTTGCTTTATCAAACCAGCACGATCTATCAACTACGTAACTCTAAACTTCGTAGCGGTTCGATCCGGTGTTGAGTTTGAAGAAGTCGTCGGACAGGTATAAGGAGAATTATCATGTCATTAAGAGTAGACGATTTTAAAGCAAAACTAAAGGGTGGTGGTGCACGTGGCAATCTATTCCGTGTCATCATGAA